TTCTGAGCGTATTTAATGATCAGCCCCGGGACCGCGCCGTTCTGCAGGTAACTCGTCTTGTACCCGGTCAGCGCCTGATCCGACCCGATCTCCCGCAAAACCGGCGTCAGCCAGCTCAAACCCCGCCAGGACGCTTTCGGATCCGGGACCGGCGAGTAGTGGGCCACCTCGTCCGTGCCGTAGAACTGGGGTTTTCGGTCCGTGATCCCGAGGGGGGTGAGGTCTTCCAGGTACCCGACGGGTTCCCGGTACGTCTGCCCGTTCTCATCCGTGTGCTCGGCGGAGACGATGGTCACGCAGTCGGGCCGCATCTGCACCAGCAGCGCGTCGCTTCCGTCTGCGGGGACGGCTTTGCGCCAGTACGAGTTCCCCGCCAGGCTGACGTCCTGTTCCATGCGGGCCAGCAGCTCACCCGCAGTCATGCCCGGAGCCGGGTATTCCAGGAGCCCCAGCCCCGTGTTGCCGTAGAGCCGTTTGTCCGACGTGTTCTGCAGGACGAACCGGGCTTCGCTAAAAACAGGGCCTGACGCGCGGCCAGGCACCCGAACACCACCCCGTTAGTCGTGAACGCGTCCCGCGCCGTCCGCACGATCCCCGCGTCGACGGACTCCTTGCCCCGCCCCGACGGGTCCGACACGGTGACCACATAGGCACCGCTGTAGTCGTACTCGTTGTACCGGGCCAGGAGCCGGTCCAGGAGCCGCGTCACGGCCGCCACCTCTGCTCCTCGAGGACGTCCGCCACGGTCCGCTCACCCCGCCGACCCGGGCCGGGGCCGGTGTCACGCAGCAGCCCCGCCGCCACGCACCCGGCCGATTCGGCGATCAGGACCAAGCCGAGGCACCACCGGCCCACCAGCCACCCCCCGCCCATGGCCCCGCCGAGCCCGGCTGCGACCAGGACGGCGGAGACGGCGGCGGGCCGGTGCCGGCGCCACGCGGCCGCCTGGGCGCGCACCACCACCCAGGCCCGCCGCACCATCACCGGTTCCTCCTAAAGAGTGGCCCCGCACTAGGCGGGGCCGGGACTGAAGTAGCTGGGGTCAGCAGATCCGATTCCGGACGTGTTCAAGGAGCATCACCCCCTCCCCGGCGCTCAGAGCAGCCACGCCAGATGACGCCAGATGACGCCGCATGACGTTACACTTACTCGCATACCTCATACTGCGAAAGGAGCAGGGATGTCCCCGAGAGAGGAATCACAAGAGGTCAAGCTGACCGGCCTGGCCATCGACGGGCTGCGGCTGCGGCTCATCGGCACCTCACCGCTGATCGTCCACAAGTGGAGCGAGAAGGCGAAAAAGCAGATGCTGGACAAGCAGATGAAACGCGGCAGCCAGGGCAAGGCCGCCAAGGACCCCGACCAGGACTACCGGGAATCCCTGTACATCCGCGAGGACGGCACCTACGGGTTCCCCGCCGTCGCGTTCAAGGCCGCAGCGGTCCGCGCCGGCACCTACTGCGACATGAAGATGGTGTTCCTGCGCGGCGCGTTCCACGTCGAGGGTGACCTGGTGCGGATCATCGGGGAACCCAAGGCCCGCGAGGACATGGTGCGGGTCGGGATGGGCACCGCTGACATCCGGTACCGTCCCGAGTTCCCCGAGTGGTCCACTGAGCTGGACGTCACCTACAACAGCCGGGCGCTGTCCGCGGAGCAGATCGTGCAGCTGTTCGAGATCGCCGGGTTCGCCGTGGGCGTGGGCGAGTGGCGGCCGGAGAAGGACGGGCAGTTCGGCCGGTTCAAGGTGGAGGCCGACGTATGAGCGGCGACATCAGGTACCAGTTCCGGGCGGGTACCCGGATCCCGAAGGGCGCCACGCCGGACGCGGTGATGGAGGAACGCGACCGGATCGAGCATGACTACGGCAAGGCCACCATCAAGAACGCGGCCGCCGCGGTGCTGGCGCACCCGGAGAAGTACCCGGTCCTGCGGTCGTTCGGGCCGGCTGACAGTGAGGCCGCGCTGCGGGACGGCATCGAGCGGGGCATCCGCGCCGCGTTCCAGTCGGTGATCATCCAGCGGATCGAGCCGAAGCAGAAGGTCGTGGCCCGGCAGGTCCGGGTCATCCATTCGGTTCAGGACGCTGACGGGGACCTGGTGTACCGGCCGATCCAGGCGATCCGGCAGGAACCGGATCAGCGGAAGTACCTGATCGGGCAGTTGCGGCGGGACGCGGAGCTGTTCGCGGACCGGATGCGTGACACTCTCGCCGAGATCGAAGAGGCATCCTAGGGTTCCCCGGCAGGCTAGGCGGGGTCAGGCCCGGCGGGGCAAGGCGGGGTCAGGCTTGGCCCGGCAGGGCAGGGCTCGGCGCGGCAGGCATGCGGCAGGCATGGCGAGGCGCGGCCGGGCATGGCGAGGCCCGGCCTGGCGCGGCGTGGCAGGCGAGGCGCGGCTGGGTTCGGCGTGGCCCGGCTGGGCGCGGTCGGGCCGGGCGTGGCCTGGCGAGGCCTGGCGCGGCACGGCATGGCAGGCGTGGCAGGCATGGCGAGGCGGGGCGAGGCAAGGCCTGGCGAGGCCAGGCGCGGTGAGGCAGGCGCGGCGCGGCGGGGTGCGGCAAGGTCCGGCGTGGCGTGGCGCGGCGGCCAGGGCATGGCCCGGCGTGGCAAAGCGAGGCTAGGCGTGGCAAGGCTAGGCAGGCGAGGCGAGGCCAGGCGCGGTGAGGCGCGGCAGGGCCGGGAGCGGCGCGGCGAGGCCGGGCAGGGCAGGCATGGCACGTCCCGGCTTGGCAAGGCCAGGCGCGGCGTGGCTGGGCGCGGCTTGGCGGGGCTCGGCAGGTGTGGCGAGGTGTGGCGCGGTGAGGCTAGGCGCGGTCCGGCGGGGCACGGCGCGGCTTGGCGCGGCAGGCAAGGCGGGGTCAGGCCGGGCCGGGCATGGCAGGGTGTGGCACGGCGGGGCTTGGCGCGGCAGGCAACGCGAGGCTCGGCGCGGCCGGGCGGGGCTCGGCACGGCGCGGCGAGGCGCGGCGAGGCGTGGCGAGGTCAGATCAGCCACGCCCCCACATCACCGCCCGGACCCCGCTCGTTAAACCCCCACAACGCCAGCGTCACCGCCACCAACGGCGAAATATCCCCCACGCTGCCCTTCCGCGCCCACGCTTTCCCGTCAGCCAGATCCCGCACGTCCGCGCACCCCAGCGCCGCATTCAGCGACGGATCCCCCCGGTGCCGCAACCCCCTGCTCATCACCAGGTCAAAAAACGCACCGAATGACTGGCCGACCTCCCTCGCCGTCGGCGACAGCACCGGCACTCCCGCCTGCTCCAGCGGGGTCACGAAACTGCCCTCATGACCCGCCTCATCGATCACCATCGCGCACGGGACGTGCTTCTGATACCGCTCAATAAGCCACGGCACCACCCAGCCGGTCCCCTCCCCGTGCTGCGCGACCTCGGCGTGCAGCAGCCCATCCGCCCGCCGCCCCGCCACCCCCACCGCAGACATCCGCCGGTCTCCCCGCACCGCCGCCGCGAACGCCACCGGCGCCACCGGCTCCGACCCCGGATCACACAGCGCCTGCCACGCCGGCTTCGGGACCACCCGCCACGCATCCGCCGCATCCGCCGGGTACCGGCCGATCGTCAGCCGCTCCCGCGCGAACGCCTCCGCCGACAACGCCGCCCGCTCCCGCCGGATGTAATCCTCGCTGATCCGGATCCCCAGCCCCGGGTTCGCCTTCGCCCACGTCACCCGGTCACCCGGATCATCATCCTCACTCGCGGACCATTCGAAGAACGCCAGCGACGGGTCCCCGCCGGCCACGCCCCGGGCCCGGACCCGGCCCAGCTGCACGCTGCCCTCATCCCCCGCCGACGCGGCGTACCAGACCTGCGGGTCCGGCCGCGCCGACAGGGTGGGCAGGAGGGCGGCCATCGCGGCATCGTCGAGCTTCTGGGCCTCGTCGAGAACGATCAGGTCCCCGGAGAACCCCCGCCCGGACCCGGAGGAGCGGGCGACGAACCGGAGCCGGGTCCCGTCGCGCAGCTCGATCGCCTCCGCGCCGGTCTGCGTCCGCACCCGCGCCACTTCCCGGTCAAAGTCGGGGGTGGACTGGATCAGGCCCAGCACCCTGCGGAAATGCTCCGCGCACGTCTTGAACTCGTGCGCCGAATGCAGGATGAGGCGTTCCCGGTCGAACAGGAACA